CTATCTTGTTCTTGTTTATGGTATATGCTTTTCCCTTATTGGTGGTGCAGCATTTGCGATGATGTGGGCGAATATCAATTCACTTGATATACAACCCAGATCAAGAAAACAAAGGCACCCAGAAGCTCCAGAACCAGGAGAAGAAGTGATGTATGTTGACCTATCCAGAGAAAAACTGGAAGGTCTTTACAAAAAAGAGGAATGATATATAATGGACGTAGTATTTCGTCCATACATGAAAATCTTTTTAGATACAGCAGACACCGATGTAATTGAAAAATATTTCTCAACAGGATTAGTTGATGGTGTTACAACTAATCCCACTCTTATTATGAAGAGTGGAAAAAACCCAGAAGATGTCTATCAAAAGATTAAAGACATTGGGGTAAAAGACATCAGCATGGAGGTCGTAGGATCTGACCTAGAGATGTATGATGAAGGCATTCGTCTATACGAAAAGTTTGGCGATGTGGCCACTATCAAAGTTCCTTGTACTCGCGAAGGATTAATTGTTTGTAAACGATTGTCCGAACAAGGTATCAAGGTCAACGTCACACTCATCTTCTGTGCCGCTCAGGCAGTCTTAGCAGCAAAGGCAGGGGCAACCTATGTCAGTCCCTTTGTAGGCAGGTTAGATGACCAGTCAGTAGCAGGTCTGGAGGTTGTCCGTTCGATCACTGGACTGTATCAAATTCATGGTATTAGGACTCAGGTTCTTTCTGCTTCTATCCGTAGCGTACAACGTGCCGTTCGTTCGTGGTATAATGGAGCTGAGGTTGTGACAATGCCACCTAAAGTGTTTGATCAAATGTATGATCATATCCTTACAGACAAAGGTTTAGAAATTTTTGACAACGATTGGAAACAGGTACAACAATGACATTTACAGTATATTCAAAGGATGGATGCCCCTATTGCACACAAGTCGAACAGGTGTTACAGTTAGCAGAACTCAACTATGTCATATATAAACTTAACAGGGATTACACTCGTGAAGAGTTTTATGACAAGTTTGGACAAGGTTCAACCTTTCCAAGAGTTGTAAAAGACGATACACTCATCGGTGGTTGCACCGAAACTGTACAATATCTGCGGGAGCAAAAATTAGTTTAATGGAACAAAACCTCATCGACATCTACGATCTTGTTGAACATGCAATTGACAATGCCTTTGAGGGTAAGATGAATTTAAAGTTTTACAATTATCTTAAAGAAAGTAAAACTAAAAAACATGAAGTAGATTCTTTTATTGAAAGTAAAACTGCCACTGAAATCACTGATATAACAACAGAACTTGATGAGTATATCAAAGGTGGTTCAGATAATGAACATAAACAACTTCGCGAAGGTTATGGTCACATTCCTAAACCCCAAGCAAGAAAAATTAAAATTTATTTGTATGGCATCTTAGAAGATGCATGGAGGTATAGCCGTGACCGAAGACCTGGACGCAGAAAAAAGCAATCTAAATAATCAGGAAACCCACATTAATCGTGGGGTTGAGTTATTATTACGTAATAGGAGGAGGAAACCAGAACCACCAAAAACTTTTCAGGTAAAGTTTGGCAAGATGGTCTCTCTCTTCCGCCGAGAGATTGTATTTCACCTAAACTTCTATCTGGACATTAGAAAGAAATAATCTCTGGAGGCACAGAAGATGTTAGCAGTAACCTTGACCATAGGAACATTGGTTTCAATTATGTTCTTTTTTGTAGGAGGTGTGGTAGGATGGTTAGCAAAGGACCACGTATACCAAACTCAACCCGTTTACATGCATCCAGAGATGTTTGATGAAAACGGAAATGTATTACCTGATGAAATTTTAGCAGTACGATTTGAAAACGATTATGAGCCCGACGAAGACAACGAAGACGACTAAGAAAGAAGTCCTTCCACAAAACCCGTTTGTATTTGAAGTTCTGGAACTTACAAGTAAGCAACGATCCAAAGCAAAAAAAGTAGAAGTTCTACAAGAGTATGAGCACGATGCTCTCAAGGCAATCTTTATCTGGAATTTTGATGATACCGTTATCTCAATGGTTCCTGAAGGTGAAGTTCCTTATGGAGATATTGGAGATCAAACTGTCTACAGTGGAACTTTGTCTGATAATTTAGAGAAGGAGATGAGGGGAGACATGGAATCTGCCACCGGACAAGATCTGGATGGTAGAGGTAAAACTTCCCTTCGTAGAGAGTGGCAGAACCTTTACCATTATGTGAAGGGTGGTAATGATTCTCTAACCAAGACACGTAGAGAAATGATGTTTATCAACTTACTAAGAGGACTTCATCCGAAAGAATCACAAGTTCTCTGCTTAGTAAAAGATAAAGTTTTGCAAACTAAATATAAGATAACTAAAGATATTGTTGAAACAGCATATCCAGATATCCAATGGGGAGGTCGCGGATGACAGTAGCAGTAGACCAGGAAAAGGAAATGGCTGAGTTTGGATCAGATGTTAATGAAGTAAATCCCTCTGATTATAGTTGCCAGATTCTCCTTGAAAAAACTACCCTTGAAACAGCAAAAGATACTTCATTTCCAAACGATGCTAGATTGATCTGGTATGTTAGTAATGGTGTTGAGTATATTGACCTTACTCGATGCAGTAAGGTTTCTAAACTGTTTGACATGTATTATGACAAATATGGAAAAGATGCTGTGAAAAAAATTGAGTTTGGATATGGGACAACCAATCCAAAACTATGGGGACAAAAACCAAAGAAAGAAAAGAAAAGAAAATGAATGAAGAAGATCTTAGGGCACAAATTAACTCTCTGATCCGTGATGAAATCCAAGAAAATATCAATGACTATGTTGATTCAGTAGAGGAAACAAAGAAGGCAGGCCTTGGATTCGTTTCTAATGATGATAGTGAACAATTAAAAGTCAAAGTCTCACAAAAAGAGATCGATAAAATTATAAAAGAATATAAAAAGTTGAAGAAGAGTCAGAGATCTAATCTCTCACAAGTCAAGAAACTTGGATTGGTTGACAAACACGGTAGACCATTAAAATAAATACACTAGCAGGAGTGTTCCGCGTATGCTTTCAACCCAATATCGGTTGCGTCTAGAAGCAATTTGTCAAAAAATTGTTTTAGGAGAAGAAGTAAGTTTGGCAGATATGATCTGGGCAAACAAGTTAGCAAAGGCAAATAAGTCTGCTTCTGAGATACTAAAGAAAGCAAGAAGAACTGCCGCTAATCCTGACATTCAAGAGGGTGGTCTTGATGATTTTATGATACAGATGGGACTAGGGGATCCTGACCCATCTAATCACACCAAAGGATTCCAAAATACCGATGAAATAGCAGAGTGGTTTCACGAAGATAGAACTGATGATTGGAGGCAGAGAGACTAATGCAAGCTTTAATTTATTCTAACGGTAATCAAGAATGTGAAAGGGCACAAGACCTTCTTCAAAGTATTAAAGAAGATGTAAGAGTTTATAATCTCAATAAAGATTTTACAGAAAAAGAATTCCGTGCAGAGTTTGGTGATGATGCAGAGTATCCTCAGATTTCTATTGGACTCAAACATAGAGGTTCTTTGAAAGAGACTCTTCAATACTTGTTTAAAAAATAATTAAACTGTAACACAAGTTACAAAACTACTTGACTATATAATGTATGAGGTCTATAATAGACCTGTCGTTCATCCCGAAAGGGACGCAAGTAAGTCGCGGAACGGAGCGTTCATCCCATGGTAGATCTTCTTCTTTACTCTAGTCTTCTATGTGAAGATGCTGATGCTATCATGCTCAGGATCAAACAAAATGAAGACATGAATTCTACTGTTAAAGTAGAATTGATTGATACAATTCAGGAGGCAACTCCTAATTGTCCATGGGACGCAAACGACTAAAGGAACGGGCCTAAAAATCCAACTACTTTAGGAGTAACTATCATGAACACACTCAATCTCATTCGTAAGCAGATCAACAAAGCTGCTGCCCTGCACGATGCTATGATACTCGTTGTGTTGAAAGTAAGGAAACCCACGGTACATTCTGCTATCGCGGTAAGACTTACTCTAAGTGATTGACTTACCAATTAAATATTGATAGAATGGGAGGGTAACCTCCCATTTTTTATGGAAAGAGAACGACTTAAACTAATAGTAAGGAATCTCAAATTACTTGTTGATACATTAGAGAGTGAAGTATTCTCCGATGTCGATTCATATACAACTAAACAAGAAAACTTTGATGATCCTGCTGCCAACTACATAACAGACTACGACGAAGTATTTGATGACGATGATGGATACCCAGATTAAACTTATCAGTGTAACTCCTGATGCCGAGAAGCACATGGCATACTGTGCCCGTGTAAGTAACCCTGCAAACCAAGAGAATGAAAAGTTCTCTGGACTGCTGAAGTATTGTGTGAAACATCAACACTGGAGTATTTTTGAGCAGGCATATATGACTCTGGAAATTAACACTACCAGAGGTATAGCGGCTCAGGTGCTTCGCCATAGGTCGTTCACATATCAAGAATTTTCACAACGCTATGCTGATTCCTCCCTACTCGGTGAGAAGATCCCCCTACCAGAACTCAGGAGACAAGACACCAAAAACCGACAAAACTCCATTGATGATATTGATCCATTCGTTAATCAAGAGTTTCAAATCAAAATGGAAAACCATTTCCAAGAGGGGATGAAACTGTACAAAGAGATGCTTGAGTATGGAATTGCAAAGGAGTGTGCTCGTTTTGTGCTTCCTTTAGCATGTCCAACAAAAATTTACATGACCGGTTCCGTAAGATCATGGCTACATTATATTGAATTGAGATCTGCTAATGGAACGCAGAAGGAGCACATGGACATCGCACTTGGTGCAAAAGAAATTTTCATTGAACAGTTCCCTGCCGTTGCGGAAGCAATGGAATGGGTTTAATAAATACAAGAAAAGGATTGAACGTTTATGCCAACGTACCCTGTTATTAATTTGAAGACTAAGGAAAAAAAAGAACTCAGTATGTCTATGAAGGCATATGATGAGTGGAAAAAAGAAAATCCAGATTGGGATAAAGATTGGTCACAAGGATGTGCAGGTCAGTCAACTGAGTTTAGATGGACTGGTGAAGCCAAATCTAATGGGTGGAACGAGGTTTTGGATCGTGCATCCAAACAACCTGGTGCCAACGTAAGTAAAAACCGGTACTACGGTTAATTCCTTTCTTCTAATTTCTTACACCTTATGCCAGCAAAAAGAAAGTCTCAGTCCCCTATCGTTCCATTTGGAATGAGTAACAAGCACATGAAAAGAAAGAAACCACTCAATTCAGACTTGATGAAAACCATCGAGCCTCTAACAGAGAATCAAGAAGAACTTTTCCGATGCTACAAAAACGACCAGAACGTAGTTGCTTATGGTTGTGCCGGTACTGGAAAGACCTTCATCACCCTCTACAATGCTCTTAAGGATGTCTTTGATATGAAGACACCTTATGAGAAGATCTACATTGTCAGGTCCCTTGTAGCAACCAGAGAGATTGGTTTCTTACCAGGTGATCATGAGGATAAGTCATCCCTGTACCAGATCCCGTACAAGAATATGGTGAAGTTCATGTTTGAACTTCCAACGGAAGGAGATTTTGAGATGCTATATGGCAATCTCAAAGCACAAGGAACAATTTCTTTCTGGTCTACTTCATTCATCCGGGGCACCACCCTTGATAATGCAATCGTAATTGTTGACGAATTCCAAAACTTAAACTATCATGAACTTGATAGTATTATTACCAGAGTTGGTGAAAACAGTAAGATTATGTTCTGTGGTGATGCTACCCAAACAGATCTTATCAAAGATAGAGAACGAAATGGTATTGCAGATTTTATGAAGATCTTGCGAGTCATGCCATCAGTCGATATCATTGAATTTGGAGTAGATGATATCGTTCGATCCGGTCTTGTTAAAGAATACTTACTCGCTAAACTAGAAATGAATCTCTAATGAATTTTATTCATCATAATTATCTCGGTGATCTTGAACTAAACAAAAAAGAAACCAATGGCATCCGTCTCTATAACATCCCTAATGGAGATTGGGTGCCTTCTATTACGTCTGTAACTTCATTTTATAACAGAGAAATCTTTGTTAAGTGGAGAAAGAGAGTCGGTATAGAAGAAGCAAATCGTATCACAAAGAAAGCAACTACTCGTGGAACTGATTTTCATGAAGCAGTTGAAGTGTATATGAGAAATAATGAAATAAATTGGGAAGACTTTCGTCCTCTCACAAAGTTCATGTTTCATCATGCTAAACCATATCTGGATAAGATAAATAACATACACGCTATAGAAAGAACTCTGTACTCAGAGTATCTTGGATTAGCAGGTAGAGTTGACTGTATCGGAGAGTACGAAGGCGAACTCGCAGTCATCGATTTTAAGACATCCGAAAAAATTAAACCAGAAGAGTGGCTAGAGAACTATTTTGTTCAGGAAACTTTCTATGCTGCTGCCTACTATGAGTTGACTGGTATTCCCGTCAAAAAACTTATCACCATCATGGTTACTCCTGGTGGTGAGGTCGAAGTATTTGACAAAAGGAACAAAGGGGATTATATTAAATTATTAGTTCGGTATATTAAAAAATTTGTATCTCACAATCTTAGGTCAGAGAATGGAGAATGAACTAGAAAAAGTATTAGAGAGTAAGTTCTTTTGTCCATCACGTTTTGCACAAGAAATCGAATCTCTTGTGCAACATAACGAAGGAATGAACTACATTGATGCAATTATTCACTTCTGTGATCTGCAAAGTATTGATGTAGAATCTGTTCCCAAACTTATTTCTAAACCTCTCAAAGACAAACTAAAAGCAGAAGCAATGGAACTCAACTTCTTAAAGAGAAGTTCCAGAGCAAAATTGCCCTTGTAGTTCCCTTTCAAAGGGAAAAATTTTTCCGGCAAAAAATTACCATATTACTTTTTGATGATGCCGTTTGACGCCTACAAACAATACCTTTCCCTGAAGAACCACTTCACGAAAGAAAAGTATGACTACCATAAGTATTGTGGTAAAAGTCGTGCTACTGTACAATCTTTCTACAAAAGGAAAGACCGTTTCTGGTTTGAAAAAATAGCAAGAAATAAAAACGATAAAGAAGTCATTGAGTTCTTTGTGTCTAACTTTATCACCTGCACTGATCCAAGTAAGCTTTGGATTGGTGAAATGATTCGCGAAGGTGAGGGTAGATACACTTCATGGAAGAAACGAACACAGTCTCTTGCGTATGTTTTTAAAGAAGAGATGCAGAAAATACTCTCTGGAACTGATTTAGATTCTGCATTTATAATTTCTAATGGGCATCCATTAGTTCTAAAAAAATATCTGAGTGGTGATATCTCAATCGAGACCCTAGTGATATGTGATAAAATTCTTGGTTACCGAACTGACTATGACAAAAAACTAACAGACCCTGTATGGGAAACAGTTAGTCTACGGATGAAGAAGTATTCTCCGTTCCTAAATATCGATGTATTCCGTTATAAAAAAATTCTTAAGGAGGTTGCGTTACAGTAATGAGTTTCTTTGATTCCGAAGTTGTCCGTGCTGAGATGACTGAAATTAGTGAATTGCAAGAAGATGTTTATCGCAATGTCTTTACATTTCCAACGATGAGTAAAGAAGAAAAACTTTTTCATGTTGGACTTCTGGAAAAATTGATAGAGAAACAAAAAATTCTCTATGCTCGTCTGAGTTTATCTGATGATCCAGAGGCAAAACTTATGAAACAAAATATTGTTGACTCTGCACAAATGATGGGACTCTCATCAGATGTTGATATGAATATAGTCTTTTCCAATATGGAACAGATGCTTGAGGTGATGAAAAGCCAGATTGACAAAAACGAATCCGACCTATAGAATAGACGGGTACACACAAGCCAAATACGTACAAATCTAAAAATCTTATGTCTTTCGCAAATCTTAAAAAGCAATCCTCTCTTGGATCCCTGACTTCTAAACTGGTCAAGGAAGTTGAGAAGATGAACAATACTGGTGGCGGTGGAGATGACCGTCTCTGGAAACCTGAAATGGATAAGACTGGCAATGGTTATGCCGTTATCCGTTTTCTGCCTGCCCCTAACGACGAAGAACTTCCTTGGGCAAAAATGTACTCCCATGCCTTTCAAGGTCCTGGTGGTTGGTACATTGAGAACTCACTGACCACTATCGGTCAAAAGGATCCCCTTGGTGAGTATAATCGTGAACTCTGGAACAGTGGCAGTGATGCCGATAAGGATACTGTTCGTAAGCAGAAGCGTAAACTGTCCTACTATGCCAACATCTATGTGGTGCAGGACAAAGCAAATCCACAGAACGAAGGTAAAGTCTTCCTTTATAAGTTTGGTAAGAAGATCTTTGATAAGATCATGGAAGCAATGCAACCTGAGTTTGAGGATGAAACTCCCATCAATCCCTTTGACTTCTGGCAAGGTGCTAACTTCAAACTGAAAATCAAGAAGGTTCAAGGTTACTGGAATTATGACTCGTCTGAATTTGATCGCACTGCACCACTCTTGGATGACGACGATGCTCTTGAGGCCATCTGGAAGAAAGAGTATTCGTTGACTGCCTTGACTGCTTCGGATCAATTCAAGACTTATGAGCAACTGCAGAATCGTCTGCAAATGGTTCTAGGACAGAAGTCTTCCCGTCCTCGGTTCGATGAAGAACTGGAAGATGAAAGTGAAGGGCGTGGTTCTTTTACTCCTGACTTTAAGTCAAAGGCACCTGAACCCACTGCTGACTTCAATGCACCAGATATCACACCATCTAAGTCTGTTGACTCTGATGAGGATGATGCTCTGTCTTACTTCCAGAAACTTGCTGAAGAATGATCAGTTATAAATTCTAATATTATCAGCAGTCTTAAGGGTTTCACTCGTATATTGAGTGGAACCTTTTTTGTATGTCATCATTTCTTCTAGATCATCGCGAACAACACTTAGGTATTGTGGTTTAAGTAAGAATATATTTCTCTTTGCATCTTCTAATTCAACTTCATATTCATAGTTTGTGACTGGAATTGATATATTAGCCAGATCAACTAAAGTGTCACTCCTTGTGTCTGTGTACTTGAAAGCAAATGTTTCTTCTGTTTTAAGACCAGCCTTCACAAATACAATACCATTACTATCTTTTACTTCAGTTGTTTCATAGTGATGAACTCCATTAAAAAGATTATCATAAGTACCATATTTTTCTAACATGGCCCTGTCAAACTCTAATTGTTGTAGAGGCCATTCCTCAAATACGTTTATGATATTATTACAGGTAAGAACTAACCAATCTAATCTTGAATCTTCGTAAAAATCAAAGGCAACATTATCGGGTCTTTTATCTCCCGTAATTTTGTACTTTGTGAAGAAAGAAACATTTTGGAAGATGTCTTCCCGGAGTGCTCCTTTCTTGAATAAATTTTTAACTCTAATATAATCAGAGATCTTAGCATCAGGAAGTCTGCTAACGTAATCAAAGTCGGGGAGTTGTCTGAAGTAATTTGACATTTTAGAAACCTATTGAAGTGTCGCCATCGTTAGCATATTCGTCATTAAATACAGGTTCAAGTTCACTAAAGTTTAATGACATTTCATATGATGTCATTGCACCATCTGAGAAGGTGGAATAGTTATTCTGTGGAGTATAATTTACATTAACTCCGGTACAAGCACATTCTTTTATCTTGCCCATAAAGGGATTTTCACCTCCTGCTGGTCCACGATATAAGTATTGTATTTTAAATGTATGAGGAGATTTTAAGAATAGATTTGACTCAGTTCTTTGAACTGCAGATCCTTGTTTAAAAAACCTAAGAATTTTTACAATCTCTTTACTCTCTTCTGATTGTCTTGCAGTGAATGTAAACTTAAAAGAGAACTGCCTAAGCGATGGACCACTGAATAGCAATTCCATATTTGGATTAAAGACTGCTCCAGTTGTTCTTGTCAGTAATTGACCTCCAACTCCTGCTGCTTGACCTGCAATCGCTACACCAACAGCAGTTTTTAAACTCTCATTACTTCCTCCAACTGCTGCGACAATATTTTTTGTTGCTAATTCGGCACCTTTT